ATGATTTTAATTCCTGTTTAAAAGTTAATGTTCATGGTTACATTTTTACTACATAATATCATAAGTATATCTTTCGTGAACTGTCGAAAACATAATGTGTGAATGGGAAGTAGGCAAGGATATACCCCAGGAAAACGAAGTTCTCATTAAGGCGGTCATTCTGAATCTTAAACTTAACTGTACGAGAGTTAGTGTTAACTACTACTCTTTGTGGCTCATCTGAGAACAACGTATCTTCAGATGTCTCCATAGTTCCAAACCCAAGTCCTTGTTGTCCCAGCGGCAAGAGCCCCATCCCGTCCACAGAACCCTGGGATATAGTTCCTGTGCCTAGCAAGGCTCCGCCGTCTGTGTAAACTGTAATATCAACCTGTCCTGCTAGTCGCCTAAATACTAAACCTATATCTACCCAATACTTCATAATGTCAGGATTCTTAGCATCAAAGGCCTTAGAGACTATAAAAGCATCTATAGCTGTACCATCATCGTTATAGGTACCAGGTTCGAACTCGTATATTTTAGTACCATCAGAGCTTAGAAAGTAGAAGTGTTCATCATTGCTTGTATCGACATATTTAATATATCCAGTAGCGTTAAAGTTAGTCCACTTGCTCCATGACTGGAACCTGCGGTCATATACTAGCGTAAGAGCTATCGTAGAACTGGTAGTTGGGACTGACAGGAAGTACTTGTTGTCGTAGTAGTGTGCTTTGCACTTCTCGTAGTATTGAGGATTAATAGAGTCTATTGTGGGCTGGATTCTAACAGATAATACATTAGTACGAATAGAGGTAAAGAAGTTAGGTTCGTTTCCGATTACACGAACACCTTCACGAGAAAGGAAGTAGATGTCATTTTCTACAGCTTCGATAGTTTGGTGCCCTACGCATCCAGTAGAACCAGTCACAAGTGACACTACTGGGTCGCCGTTATTATCAAAGTAGAACTGGTAAATAGAACGCTCCTTAAAGACTAAAACTATATCCTGATAGCGAGCTAACCCCGTTATTCTATCTCCGTCATTCTTACGAACATCTATATAGTTAGCCTGTGGAGGGGTTGCGTCAGTGAATACAGTTGCTCCTGGTACTTCAGTAGAGTTGTTAAGTAATGTAGCACTTCTAGTAAACATTCCTGGGTCGTCTGTAGCAGAGATAAATAAGCGGTTAGGTTGTCCTAAAACTCCCGCAGCTATTTGGACTGATTGGTAATATATAGAAAACTTAGCTCTCGGAAGTGTTCCTGGTCGTGATAGTACTGTGCCTGTCCACTTAGCTCCACCAGATACTCCGTCCCATATGTAGAGGTCATCTACAGCAGTAGTCATACCTATTTCAGCAGATGAGCTAAACGATACAGATGTGTTTGAAGAGAAAGCCCCAGCAGATGCGTATTTAAATGTACCACCGTCTACAGTACATATATGTCGGTAGGTTTCTGTAACAAAGTTACCAAGCCCCTTAGCAGCGGTCAAACCAGTTAGGGCAGCACTATAGCCACTTCTCTTTCGAGCTACACCGCCCTCATCATACTCAATGTTCTGGGAGTCTGAAAACTCCCTGTCGTCTATGAGAGAGGGAGATACAAGATTATTAAAACCCTTTGATGGGTTGTAGACTACTTGGCGATTAATAGCCCTCGGTCGGCGAGATGGTATGTTAGTCTGCCTTTTAGACATCGTAGCCGCCGCCTATACGGTAGTTGTTAGCGTCACTTATCTTACGCATCTTCCGTTTAGGTCGGGAGCCTTGTACGGCAGCTATTGATTCAGTAAGTCGTTTCTGGAATAACGCTTCGTCTTGAGATATGTCTGCGTTAGGGTCTTGTGCTAGTTTAATAAATCGTCTTACACCTTGCGCTACCACAGCATCGTCTTCAAAAGGAGTTCCTATAGAAGCATTTATCTCTGGAGCCTTAGACTGAAATTTTGTAAATATGTTTGTTATGCTAGAGTCTTTTGTTCTCAAGAGATAAGTGCCATCTGATTGTGCTTCTAGCCAGAGTTTGTTGTCTCCGTCTATGTACCCTGTTTGGTCAATTAGGTTTACCTCATCTACGAGGACTTGGGTGTCACCCTCATAGAAATAAGCCTGTAATTTATGTTGGTAATCAAATGTAGATGGTAATGAGGCTATACCAGAAGCTACGGTTAGTTCTAGGTTCACTTGTGCAAAGGGCCAAGGGTAGGCTCTGTATATCTCTTTAAGGGTGTTATGAACAAAGTTAGTCCTAACAGCAGTAGTAGCAGACTGAACAGTTCGCTCTCCGTTTAGGTAAGCTACTGTTAGTAAGAAATCAGTTATGTATTTCATAGTGCCTTTCTAGTAGCGGTTAGCCACCCTGTACTCTGGAAATGCGTCCCAAAGTGCTTTATGTAATTTAACAGCGTCCTCTTTCTTGTGGCTGTTCTGTAGTCGGTCAAATTCTATGTCTGCTTTTAAAGCGTGCCAGATATACTCTGGGACTTTAAACAAGTGTCTCATGGACTTCTGTTCACTCTGTTGGAAGTCATTAAACGGATTAGCGTTACGAATGTCAGCTACGGCAGCACAGTGTTGGCTATCGGCGTAGATAAAGTCTGGGTGAATCTTAAACAATAATCTCTTAATACTTTTTAATCTAGCAGACAGCGGAAGACTCTGAATGTCCCTCGCTTCTTTCTGGAGGTTATTGTACTTGTCTAGGGCTGTAGTGGTGGTTGTGTTTGATACTCTCATAATTGGATACTCTCCTTGGGAGGGACCGAAGTCCCCCCGTAGCAAAGTACTTGCCTTTTAACCATTTTATGTTAAAAGAATACGCGGCCTAAAGCGTTAGCCTTCTCGTTCAAAGCTTCAAGAGTCACCTCAGTGATGATTTCTTTAGCCTTAAAGTCACCAGTTTCCGCTAGGTCTTTTGTGAATGGGTCACGGTAGAATGCAAGACCCCAAGTGTTTTCTTTGACAGCGATAACGTCAAAGCCAGGAGTTGCAGTAGTACCATAGTCACCACTTACAGTAACGTGACGGTGTGCAAACAACTTAACGTTGTGAGCTGCGTCAGCTTCGTAAATATCAACAGCGTTGACAAGTCGCTTGTCGTTAGCGTCAATATTCTTAGTGCTTCCAGCAGTAAAGCCAGAGATACGTCGCTTACCCTTCATAGAGGTGTAAACAGCGTCAACCATTTCACCAGTCTGAGTCCAGGTAGCTTCAAACATGTCGTTAAGTACAGTCTCAGTAAGAGTTGCACCAGAGTAGTTTGAAACGTTAGTTGTAATCCAGTTCTTGATACCCTTCAATTGTCGAGCAGAACCAGAGCCACTGACAGAAGCTACACCAGAAGCGATAGAACCACGCAAGATAGCGTATTCCATGTCGTTCTTTAGAGCCATTGTCTTCTCACGGATTTCTTCAGCCATTCGGTCGCCGCCAACACGGTCAACACCAAGCTCTGTGCCAGTGATTTTAGCAGTCTTAGCAAAGATTTGAGTAACGTTCTGTAGACGACTTGGGTCGTTAGCAGCGTCAGTTGGTGCATCGCCACCTTCAAACTGTGCGTTGTTACCTACAGTTTCGACAGATTTCTGAATCCATTCGTGTAGTGTGTTTGTTGCTTTTGATTTCTTTAGACCAGTTACCAATGGGTATTGTACTGGTGCGATTAACGTAAGTACGTCAAGTAGGGATTCTCTTCGCCCTACATCTGGGTAAGTAAAGTTTACGCCGTTAGTTGCCATTTCTTTATTCCTTTTTAATTAGTTAGTTTATTGTGAAGCCCAAATGCCCGATTGCAGGATTGAGTACCAAGCGGTTCCATCACTTACTAGAGTAATCCTATCGCTTTTTACATTAGTCGCTGCTGTGTTTTTGATGCCAGTACCTGCTGCTGTAACAACAGAGGCACCGCCTTCAGATGCTTTTATGTTAAATACTACTGAGCCAGTAGGGTTTACTAGTATTTCACTTGCTGCGTTATCACAGATGAATGTATAGGTTAGTCCTGCCTGAACTGCTGGTAGAGTAAACGTCTGAGTTGCTGAAGTCTTCGTAGCTATCACAACGCTGTTTGACTCTTCAATTGTCATTGTTCGAGTGTCAGCGGCTGTTGATATTACGTTGGTAAGACCCAACATAGCATCTCTATCGACATAAGTAGCTTGACTGTCCATATATGAACCTGCCATATACTACCTCTTTCTAAATCTTACCTTCTTTTATCCATTGCGAGAATAAGTCGTCTGCTGCACGGGTGTCGCCGTTTGAAATGCGGTCCCATGTATCATTTTGCTTAGAATCACCCTGGTTAGCGGTAGATGTCTCTAGTGAAGCTGCTTTTTGAATCTTCCTCGACACATTAGCCTCTGCTCGTCCCTCACTCTTTGCAGTAGTGAATCGAGACATAATAGAGTCTGCTATTTTAGGCAGAGCTACGTTTTTACCTTGGTAGGCATTTGCAACTCTTTGGTTAAGGATGATTTCACGTAACTCTTTGTCATTCTTGACTTGAGGGTACTTCTGTTCAATCTTTTCCCAGGCCTTAGCCTCTGCTCGCTCGAATCTTACTTGCTCAAGTACACGGTTATGGATTTCTTGTGCAACCGTATTAGGGTCTACATATCCGTCCTGTGCTTGGAACTCATAAGGCTGTGTAGGAAGTTGATAGTCAACTGGACTGTCTTCTTCTTCAGCTTCAGTTGTTAATGTTGCTTGACCTTCTTCCTCTACAGGCTCTTGGTCAGTTGGAGCCTCTGCTCCTTCAGCTATCGGTTCTGCAACTGGTTGCTCTTGAACCTCTGGCTCGTTTGTGTTTTCGATTTGTGTATCGTCAACTATAGGTGCCTTTGTGGCATCATCATTATCCATTCTGTCCTCCATTATGCTGAGCTAATGCTCTTGCAAGAGTATTAAGTTATTTGTACGCCATCTGGTAAGTAGGTGCCTCTACCGCATTTCCGACACGTCCAAGGTGTGAATCCTTCGAACTCGTCACCTTTTTCTTTAACGAACTCGTGTTCGCATTTTGTATCGTTTATTGGTTTTAGCTCTCTTAGGTCGATGACCTCATCGTAACCATTTATGTCATTATTCTCCGTTGAACCCGCATTAAAGTCAAGCGGTTTGTTATCCATCGTTTCGTGCTTCGGTTAACCTGTTATTAATATCTTCAACATCTACTGTACTGTTTATGGTATTAAGTAGTTTCTGTGCCATAGCTAATTGACCAGTGTCGTATACATAAGCATTGTGGTCGTTTATGTATGTTTTGCCACCAATAACCTTAATTAGATTATTAATCTGTGCTTGTAGGTATTCGGTAACTATAGCTCCATCTTCACTATCTACGAATCTTTTAGCCTTACCAGCTTGTTGTAGTTTAGCTTCTAGTGCTGCGATATACTTTTCTCTCTCACTTTGCATTACATTCCTCCTACTGAACTTTCAAATCCTTGAGTTGCGCCCTGCATGCCTTGGATAGCTGCCTCTTCAGGAGATTGACCGCCGCCAAGCTGAGGGAGTCCTTCTTCTTGTTCTGGTACGACACTCTCCATAGGAGCTACAGCTTTCTCTAAGTAACGTGATACATCTTTAACTGAGAAGTATTGGGCTAGTTCCTCTATGAACTCACCATACTTAATCTTAGGTACAGAAGTTGGGTCTTGGAAGAACCGTGCTTGTTCTATAGCTAGTTTCTGTGTTTGACCTACTTGTACTAAGAATTGGAGAGCTATGTCTCTTCGCTCGTCCTTGGTTAATGGCAATAGTGAGTCGTCATCTATAGTTAGTTCAATCTTTCCTTGGTAGTCAGAAGGGAGGATAATGTCTGGCTTTTGTTCCCCGTCCTGTTGGTATTCAACCATTTCTGGCTGGTCTTGGAACTGAGCCAAGTTAGAAAGCCAAATCTTTCCGACTATAGACATAGATTGTTTGAAGTTATCCCGCATGAATCCTATCTTCTCGGTAGCAGCTTCGGTAATTAGGGATATACCCTTGGCAGTACCAGCGGTCTTGTCAGTAGAGCTGTTCGGTACACCAGAGATATACTGTGGTACAGTCGCTTGTTCAATAGCTGCGTTAAGAACGTTGTTTACTTGGGCAATTTGAGCAGGATTAGGTTCTGGGAATTTAAATTGTGTAGGAGGCGCACCCGTGAACGAAATCTCTCCACCTGGTTCTACAATGAAGTCGTTAGTCAAAGTTCCGTCTTCATACATAATCATAGAATCTAGGGATACGTTTAAGTTATCCATGTAGTGGTTAAAGACATCGTTAGTAGCAGACTGAAGTGTAGCGTTGTTCTCGAACAGTGATTCACCCCAAGGAGAGAAGGTCTTCTTGCGTATATAAAAAGGAACTATTGGGAAGTATTTGTGCCAGTAACGCTTAGCTTCTGAGCGAATCTCAACCCATGAATGTCCCTTACCTTCAGCATAGGTTGTTAAGTAAATGCCATCAGCTTTACGTTCATAGCACTCATATATGGTAGCTGTTTTAACAGTATCATCTGTCTGGAAAGTCATCTGTGAGTTAACTACTTTGTTTCGAGCATTGTTGTAGTTATCAAAAGTTGTGTAATTAGGTTTATCAAATAGTTTAGATAAATCGTACTTCCCGTCAGCCTTTAGGTCTTCAAATGGTTTAAAGTATCTGACAATCATATAGTTGGCTTTAGACCAGCTAGGTGAGTTAGGTGATACAAATACGTTAAAAAAGTTGAGTGGCTCAAACTGGTTACAGCCCTTAGTGTAAGAATCTTCTATATCTTTGTCTGGGTTCTTGACCATTCCGTCTTCATCAATCTGTTTTGAATAGACCTTTTCGGTTTTAACTTCCCAAGAAAGTTTAGCCCATCCTGTGCCAGCTACTACTGCATCTGTTAGAGTATCTGCAACTTTAAACTTTATTGGTTCATCTGGTGCGTTTGAATAATCATACTTTAGTTTGGCATCTAAGCGCATCTGTCGCTTTTGCACGTCTTCAGGCACTACAAAACCAGCTTCTTCTAGCTCGAGTTCATCTATCTTAGTCTGAAAGAAAGGCACTACGTTAGATAAGCGGGAAATTAGGTCCCAAGCTTTACTAGCTAATACTGGTATATACACCTTACTGCGCCAAGGGGCTATGTTGTCTGTGTTTTGAACTGCGTACATAATGTCATAATATTTTGAAGTTCTTCGAAACAGAGGTGTTTGTGCCTCTTCTGCTTTCTCGAACCTTCGTTGCCAAGTGTTTGCTTTATCGCTCATGGTTTATTCCTTATATTAGTATATTACTTTTTCTTGCGAGATTGACCAGCACTATTTATTTCTTCTCTTTTTCTATAACCTGAATAGCCTCTTGAATCTTTTGGTGCGTCTCTAGGTTAGCCACTACCATAGCGCAGGCTTGTTTGATGATTTGTATTGCTTCTTCCTTATTCATACTTCCTCCTTATTAAAATACTAATAACATATCACCAGCGTTTGTTGGTGCACTGAATGTCCAGCCCGTATTTCCAGATACATTCGTTGTGTTAGCTCCAGCAAAGAATGACGCCCCTCCAGTAGCTGCAGAATCTTTCAACGACAGGTAATCAGACGATGCAGTTCCAAAAGCACAAGAAATTGTTGCAGCACTTCCAGCCGATGACGACTGAATCGTTATAAGGTTTCCTGCCGTGCCGTTCACCTGCCAGCCAGAACCAGACGGTATTGTGTAGGTTGCACCAGCTAAGAATTGAACAGTCCGAGCTGCTCCACTAACTGCAAATGCCGTACTAAACGTTGCTGCGCTTGACAGTGTCAACTGTCCAGTGTTAGCCACGGTATAGGTAAATGTTCCGATTGGCTGGTTTTGTAAATCGAGTGTTCTGGTGTTGGTGGTTGTACTTGTTATATTAAATGTTGCAGATGAGCCACTCCAAGTCAACCCACTAGTTGCAATAGATATGATGGTTGATACGCTGTTCGCTCCGAGAGAAAATATTGTTGTTCCTAATGTTATTGAGCGAGTGAGAGACCCCGACGTAACCAGTCGACCCGTTGTTATGTTGTAGCTAGACGAATCGAATGTGCCTGAAATAATGTTAAAGCTCATAGCTGCAGTAGAAGACATAGTATATGCGTCGGCTAGTGTGTATGTACCGCCAGCAGTGTTTACAGTATGGACAGCGTTAGATGAAGCTGGAAACAGTGTCTTTCCATTACATGTTAGAGTATGAGAACCACGTCCTCGATAATTTATGCTGAACGTATTTACTGCTGCGCCAAAGCTCATACCAGAACTTGCGGTTAGACTTCCGAATATTTCGTATGCAGAGGCATTGGTAGTTTGGGTAATTGTACCTGTGTAACCTGTAAAGTCTATGTCTTTACCAAGAACCAAAACATCAGTTGCGGATATGTTGCCAGATGAACCGTTTATAACTACATTATCTTGTGGAAGTGGCACACGACTTGTCCAACGGGCTGCTACACTCCACGCCGAACCAGAGGTTGAGTCTCTTGTTTGGGTTGCTGGCGTCGTTGTTGTCACTACTGAATTACCACCCCTATCTCCAGCTACGCCAGAAGTAATCGCCCAGGTTGCCGCTCCTGCACCAGTAATATCTGCATAATCAAGATTTGACAATGACGTTGCTGCGGCGGTGATTGTTCTGGCTGTCCCAAGTGTACTTGATTGCAACACTACTCGGTTAACAGCTGAGTTCCCGTTCACCGTAAACGTCCCAGTAACAGTAAGACTTCCGTTAAAACTGTAGGTATCTGTTTGTGAGGCTGTTCCAGTAATTGTAAGGTTGTTTACTGACGCTCCAGCAGAAGATATAGTAGCAACGTTTGTGCTCGTTCCGCCAGTGATTACGAAACTCAGACCATTCCAGTTTTTTGTGGAGAGGTTCAAGAGGTTGGCAGTAGTAGCGACACCAGTAGCGGTTACAGTAGCAGTATTTGCGGTTACAGTAAGGTTTGTTACGGCTGTTCCAGTAAATGCTGTAGAAGTGTTTGTGACCGTGATGGCTGATGAGCCAAATGTGACTGTTCTAGCAGTGGCGTTGCCGTAGTTGAACTGACCGAATGAACAGGTCTGCCCATTAGTATTCAAAGTACCCTGGTTGATAGTAAACGTTCCCGATACCGTAAGGGTATTCGACATTGTTAAACTGCCAGTAAAGCCTGCTGAAAAAGTCATTGTCGTACATGAGATGTTTGCACTAGTTGTAACGGCAGCAGCACCTGAGTTTGTGTCAAAAGTAACAGTGTCAGCAGCAGCAATCACCGCAACCGAAGCAGCACCACCAGAGGTTGTAGCCAGCCGATTAGTTACGCCATCATAGGCTGTTGACCCACCAACCCAGAACAAGTTAGCCATGTTATTGCTCCTCTACTGATTGCTGTTCTATAGTAGCTACCCAGTTGTCGTAGCGTTCTTGAAACTTAGCCTGACGTTCTGCAGCGCTGTCTGCTCGTAACTCTGCCATTGAGCTGTAGACAATAGCATCTCTATAGACTACATTTCCTTCTGCATCTTTTACGGTAAAGTCTACTTTTGGTGTTTCTTCAAACATTTAAACCTCCGTTACGACAGATACACTGCCCCATTTACTTGTTGTTGAGTCCCATATAAGACCGACAGTTGTTCGTTTGCTTGTTACTGTAGTTGTGGGAAGTGCTGCACCACAAGCTTCAAATGAAGCGCCCCAAGTTATTGCACGAGGCGTAGCGTTATCCTTAAAGCGGATAGTAAGCTTCTGACCGTTTGTAGGTGTTCCAGAAAGGTTAGTTGTCATTGACGTAATAGCTGCTGCAAGAGCTGTTATGTCTACGAAGTCACAGTTATCAGTGTTAATAGTAGGAGTAGCCGAAGAAACAATTGAAGTAACACGAGTCTTTACACGAGCATCTAGGGTGTTTCCTGCTAATAGAGTCAGGGTGCTGGCTGCACTTCGGTAAAGCTGAACATCCGTACCAAAGGTAATACCACCTGCTGCCGTACCACCTGTGTCAGATAGCTGAAGCGTGTAAGTGTTGGCTTTTGCTATACGAATACCTATGTTTGTCGTAGCACCTTTAGTCAAAGCTGCGATGTCTATACCATATTGGTTGGTTAGAGTACCTGTAACTGTTGCCGCTTCATCAATAGACATGCCGTAACGGTTGGTTAGAGTGGTGTTTGCTCCGACTGCTGCTCCTGCTGCGAGAAACTGTGTGAGTGTTGTTGTTGTAAGTGAACCAGAAGTAGTGTTACTAAGAGTAAGAGTAGAGCGAAAACCAGTAGCAGAAGCCTGTGTGATTGTCTGGCTGTCTGAGTTCATTGTAGGAGCTGAATTGAAAGAGATTGACGGACCTAAGTTAGCGGCTACGGTTGAGTCGTTCTTGAATGTTGCGGTGTGGCTAAATATAGAACCCATACCAGCAGCGTTGGCTGATTGTTTCAAGACAATGGTTGGGTTGAATAAAAGGACTGAGCTGAATGTTGCGCTAGCAAAATCAAGCGTATATGTTCCAGAAAAAGCAATCATGCTCCCCGTTGCAGAGCTAAATGTTCTGTTGGTACTGAGCATAGTAATCTGGTCATCTATTGTGATTCTTGAGTTATTGATTGAGCTATGCCCTTGTAGTGTGAGTCCAGAAGAACCCATTGTCTTCGGTGTTGTTATGTCAGTAGTGAATGTTGGAGATGTTCCAAATACTAGTGAACCCGAACCTGTTTCGTCAGTGACAGCAGAAATTAAGTTTGCTGATGATGGTGTAGCTAAGAATGTAGCAACGTTCGAACCAAGACCACTAACACCAGTAGAAATCGGAAGACCAGTGGCGTTGGTAAGTGTACCTGCTGACGGAGTTCCAATGTCAGGTGTTACGAGTGTAGGGCTGTTTGCAAATACTAGCGCACCACTTCCAGTTTCATCTGATATAACACCAGCTAGCTCAGCCGAGGTTGTGGCTGCAAAGGCTGAGAGCTTGTCTGTACGGAAAGCAGCGTCAGCGCTATATGCCTGAACGTTAGTACCTATTACAAGTCCTAGATTAGTTCGTGATGTTGCTGCGTTGTTTGATGTTAGAACACCCGTATTAACACTAACAGTAACACCATCTGAAAGTCCGTGAGCTTTCGTGATTGCGTTTGCTAGGGTTACTTTCTTAGAACCAGGTGTTCCTGCTGGGTCGTTTACGACATACGTAAGGTCATCACTCGTTGGGGATGTGTCTGCCGTTAATGCTGTTAGTTTTGTATCTGCCATTTTATACTCCTCTTACTCTAGTTGTAGTTTATTTCCATCTTCTAATAACAACGAAAAAGCATCTTCAAGTAACAGGTTGTTAGTAGCGGCTGCTGCTACAGCAGTAGTGACTAGCACTCCAGCGGTGTCTACAGTCAGTTGCCACTGCACCCCGTCTGGGTCTGTTAAATAAATTCCCTCAGTACCGAAGTTATTCTCGTAAGCGTCAAAATTACCTGTAAACGGGTTAAAGGTAAACTTGGGCATCTTACTGGTCCTCCCTCGTGTTTATCTGTCCGACTGTCGTAGCGGTGATTTGCTGTGGGTTAATCCCGTAAACTGCGTCAGTCTGGAAGATAGGTGTCAGGCCTTCAGTGTGTACTGAGCCAAACGGATTGAGTGGACCGTGTATCTCAACCTCTGCGTGACCTTCTTGGCTTGATGGTATATCAACAGCAGTTCCATCGTCCTGTGTACCCTGTATCTGTATTTTCTTAAAGTAGCTCATATAATACTCCATCCTGTGCCGTTACTTACTATCGCCATTGCATCCCATTGGTTAAGTGTCTGGGTAAGTTCTCCGTCTATAGTTTCAGTTCCATCCCCATCAACAGTGATAACGCCTGTATCTGTGTTTTTGATAATATACTCTCTACCAGTACAGCCTACTGCGGTTGGTAGTGTGACGGTGAAAGTACCTGAGCAAGAAATAATCTTATCGGCTAGAGTAGCTGTGTAGTTGGCGGTTTTTGATACTAGTGCTTCGTGTTGGTGTCGTGGCATTATGCTTCTCTCCTCTTAACACACACTGCACACTTTCTTCTAGGTATCCCATTATTAGTGCCGTTCTTGTGCCATACTGGCTCATGGTCTTCTTGATGTACCACCTGTCTCTTGTTGAATGGTATCGCCCTAATGCAGTTTTCTCTATGTGCGACCATCTCTAAGTGTTGTATATTCGCACATTTCCTGTTGCGGCAAAGATGGTCTATAGTCATTTTTTCGGATATTTCTCCAAAATGATTCATATAGACTATTCTGTGTACGTACTCAGTTTTACTCCCCCTGCCCCCAACACGAAGTGCCGCATATCCATTTGGTCTTATGTACCCACTGTACTCAAGACAGCCATTTTTTGTCAGTACTAATTTTGCCGACAGTCTTTCCATTACATCTATCATGAATAACTCACATAGTCAATAGTTGATTTAGTAGAATCTGTGTATGTAATCAATACTGTTCTTACAGTTGTTCCGCCGCTGCCTCCCAGCTTAAACACATACGTATCCGTGGTAGATGCTTGTTGAGCGTCTATATAGTCATAGTCAACGCCAGCTTGTAGTCCTCCTGCTGGGTTGAGTGTATCAGTAGTAGAGTTGTAACTAAAAAGAGCCACTCGTTTAGCGGAAAGATTACCTTTAGTAATATTCTCTTCCCTATCGAGGGCTACGGATTTCTCACTTGTATTTGGCAGGGCCATCGCCTTACTCCTTTGTTACTTCGTTTTGTTCAAGCAACTTCCTCGCCGTTGCCTTTATCTGCTCCTCACTTACATTAATACCCATTTGTTTTAGAAACTCTTGTAATCCTATACTATACTTCCTTGCGTGGGTTGTCCAGCTTATTGTTACTCTCATAAATCTTCATCTCCCTTTGTGCATCTCTTACTGTTGATAGTAGACGAGTATAGGTAAACAGTTGGTGTAAATAACTCTCCCCTACCTCTGGTTGAGACATCGTCCTCTGTGTACTTTTTATGGCTTCAAGTGCGTCTATTCTATCCCTGCCCTTAGAGAAATGGTCCCAAATGAACTGGAGTTTGTTTAGTTGCTCTGAATCAGGGTGAGCTATGCCTAATAAATCGCCTAGCTCTTCGTAGCCAAGCTTAGTTGGCTCTATAGAAGGTTCCCCTAGTGTTGGTTCACCATTCTCTTGTGGCGGTATTTCTTCTACTTGTAGTGTGTCTAAGTCATCACTCATAACGGCAATTAATCAGGTGTGAATATACACCCATCTCCTTTATCCTGTCTTTACCTATCTGCTTTGATAATGAGGATGCGGTGCGGGTGTTCCCGAATTTGTTCACCGCTTGGTAATCCTCATCTCCTACAGTATACAACCTTATGTGGCATTTATTCTGTTCATCATCTTTACCAAATATAGGACCTTCAAAATCAGGAGTTGATATTAGTACTTGACCGCCTGGAGTCTTAATTCTGTCTATAAGTTTAAACACTCTAAGTGGGTCTTCTACGTGCTCCATAACTTCAAAAGCCATTATGAAGTCAAACGTCTCATCAGTTGTCTCCATGAACTTCTCTATGGTTGTTTGATAGAACGTAGCGTCAAGATTATATTTCTTTGCTCTTTTTCCGCCCATTAATACACCATCTTCTGAGAGGTCTACGCCAACACCAGAAGCACCTGGGATATGGTTTAGTATTGTAAGCACTGCGTAACCCTCTAAACATCCAAGGTCAAGAACTTTTTTAGGCATAAACTCTTTAGCAACGTCTAAAGCCCAGGCTATTCTTGGGAAAATCCTATGAGCTTTTATAGATTCCTCGTCTAGCAATGGCTCAAAGTAGTGATTCTCGTAAAAATCCTCATAGTTATCTGTCGTGAAATCTGCCTCTTTATATTTACGCATCTATAATATCACTCCATTCTTGTGCAACATTAGCCCAGTCACTTTTTTCTGCAAACAGTATCTGGTTGTTTATGTTCTCTTGGGGTCGCTCTTCTGTCAATTCTTTGACAATCGCATTTACTAACTTATCCTTGTTATAGTCGTCTGAGTAGATTCTGTCTGCCTCTATGAAGGTTGCTTCTGGACCGCCAGTCTCAGCGAGAGCCGCTCTATCGGTGATTACTGGCTTACATCCTGCTGCATTAGCTTTGAGGGCGGTTATACAGTGTATTTCATCAAATTCTGTTGGGTAAGCCCATACTTTTGTCTCTAACATCTTCTTTGCAAGAACTTCGTGACTTACTCGACCGTGTTCTGTGACCCCAAGGTCTTTACTAGCCTCTAATTTTGCGTTCATCCTATGGTAGAAAGAATCTTCACCTTCTGCTGATACCCATGACTCCCATCCGTAATAGATGTCTAGGGTCGCTTCAGGGACTTTTGCCTTAATTCTAGGCCAAAGGTCTACTAAACACTCTAAACCCCTGTAATAGGCACTAAAATAGCCTACAGAGAATGGTTTTTTAATGTGTTCTTGGTTGAATTGGTCAAATTTTATACCGTTTCCGACTACATTATAGGTTTTAACGTCATATTGTTCAGCGTGGTAGTCCGATTTAAACATATATATAGCACCATTTTCCTTAACCATACTTGTTGGAAGCTTATCGTGCATGTCTATAAGTGTTTTGTTGGCTTTAAACTGGTGAGCAAACTGCGGATAGCGCCATACTACGAGGGTATCGAACTGGTCTCGCTTATCTATTTGCTTCCAAGGCTTCCATTGGACACCTTCATCTTCGTATTCTTTAGGAACTTCACCAAATACAGTTACTTGGTAGCCTTTTTTAGCTAATTCTCTTGTAAGGTAGACAACTGCCTCCTCACTTCCGCCCATTCCCTTGTCTAGTGTGTGCGGTCCCCAGTCTTCATAACCTCTTCCGCAAAAGAATACAATCGAATTGACGGGCCAAGTCTTCGGTTCGGTGACTAATTCACGCAATTTACGGAACCTATTATCATATTTGATGTTTTCATTGAGATTTGTCCATAACTGTTCGGGTATTTGGTAGTGTTTTGCTACCGCAGGAAGTATTTTTGCTAAGTTATCAACACCCGTTTCGTATTTGTAGTGAGGTAATAGGTCTGAAGTATCTATGGTTTGGACAGTTTCGAGTAGTTTAAGTGCTTCTTCGTGGTTTCCTAGTGAAAACTCACTAATTGCACCCATTAGTCTTGCTCTATCTGGAATAGTTGGGTCAGTAATAGAAACTGATTCAGGTTCTGGCTTAGAAAATGCCACCTTTAACCACTCTAAAGTCTCTTTAAAGTTGTTTTCTTCAAATTCGAACTGAGCTAGGTTGAAGTATGCTTGTGGGTATTGTGGCAACATACCCATAGCTTGTAATGCGTAGTTCTTTGCTTCGTCTATTTCTCCCATGTGATTGGCAGCTTCGCTCATTCTAAGGAGTGAACGGTAGATTTCTTCGTCCCAACCACCGACTTCAACGTATTCTTTGAGGATTTTAATACAGTTCTCCCAGTCCTGAAGTGAGTAGTAAGAGATTCCTAGGTAGTGTATGTACCTTGCGTCTCTTGTTTCTTGGTAAGCCTTTTGTAGGATAGCGTGGTTACGTTCTCTTGAACCTTCTGTATCAGTATTCTGGTGCCTAACAGGTATATCTACTCTTTCTGTCTTTGGGTTGCCTAGAGGAATTTGAGTTTCGTGTACCCAGCCCTTCCATTCAAACTGGTCTTTTCTTGTCAAGCGTTCTCGCCAATGTAGAGCGATACAGTTACCGTCTTCATCGTAAGCGTACTCGTAAGGTAGCCATACAGCATCGAGTTCTTTTTCCTCTGCTAACTGGACTAATTTAGGGATAACTGAGAAGTCGAACAGGTCGTCAGCATCCAACCAAAAAGCATAATCAGTATTTCCTTGTGCGTAGTTATGAGTTCTAGCTTCGTCAAACCTATTGGTCCACTTGCGATAATCTATGTGTACTGAGGGGTCTTGATTCCACTTAGATAGTTTATTAAAAGCTTTCTTATCACTCACAGTAAGAAATATTTCATCTACATACCTTACCTGGCCTCCTGCGGACTCTGTGAGGCTCACAAGATTCTTTACTGCATCTACTTCATCTTTAACAATCATGTATAATCCAACGCTCATCGTGACTCCCTCAGTTTCTTAAATACTTCTTTTACTAATGCTCGGTAATAAAGGTGTGGATTAACCATCGGTTCACCGTGATAAAACTCTTCTATTAAGATGTCAGTGTTATCTTGTTTAATAAATACATAGACTTTTCGTTTAATGTCGTTTGGGTCAGGTTTCATGCCCACGATAGCGTGGTTGTGGTATTTAAGAAAAGCCGCTAACGGGGTGTCGCTAGTTGTGAAGGGGTCTAAATCATTCTCCATTTTGTAGTTCCTTGTATTTTTTCCATGTTATTAGTTTTCCGTCTGCGGTCCATAGGTATGTTCTACCAAGTTTCCTTATTATGTACGTGTACGGGTACATATCTTCTAGTTTAGTTATCTTCATTTATATCCTCCCATTCTATGTTGTGTATTGCTTCTATCGCCCCTCCGTCTTCTCCGCTTTGTTGAAAACATTCTTCGTGGCAAATAAATCCGCTTCCTTCAGATGTTTCAACCATCAAAATACCTATTCCAAACTCTACCCTGTGTGCGCAAAACTTGCATTTAAGAGAGAACTCTCCCAGTGGTTGGGTCATACTTCTTATTCCTTTTCACCCTATTATTTTTAATCGGAGGTTTCTCAGTTTGGTACATCTGATACACCCCAGCCAAAGACATTACTAAGTCATCGTGTGCTCCAGCCTCAGCTATAGGCTTCCATCCAGTAGCGGTTTGCTTCTCAATAAAAGAGTACATTTCTGTAATAGTTGGTTTGTCGTAGATTCTTATGAGCTTGTTATCGATTGCGTCTTTAAGTCCAGCGAGCATCATTGGACGTGTAGCGGATGTAGTGTCCCAACCGTATTTTTGAGTAATAGTCATATTTCCTCGTTCGCCCATACCAGATTTCTGTTGGTAGACTGTGTATTCATTTGTGCGGTTTAATCTAACAATTCTCTCTATTTCAGCTATCCCTCCGTTGTTACGCTCGTAGCAGATAACTGGTTTAACGCCCGTAATCTTAGCTATCTCCTGAGCCTTGTTGTGGAGTTCAGGAGTCATGTCAGAAGCCATACATTTACGGTGAAAGACTAATGGAATATCTAAGCGGTTATACGACATGAACTGAGCAGCACAGAAGTCTCCACCCCCCCAAGCTGTATCAGCGAATATAAGAACGAATTCACCCTGCTCGAAATCACGATATTTTCTAAACATACAAAGGCTCCTGAGAGTTCTGCATGTGCCACTTTAAAGCTTCTAAGTCAAAGTAGGTATTTCCACTGGTAAGGAAAGCGAGTTCGGGGTTAGCGGGGTATTCCTGGTCAAACAGTCTTCCGAGTTCAGCTTTCTTCTTATCAAGGTATTCTTGAGAGTACTCCCACTTAGGAGCGTAGAACATAGCTTTGTAATTACGTTGTTTAGCGGCTGATTCGTCCCAGAAAGTTTTAAAGGCATTGTACCCATTAGCGGTGGTTTCCATAGTTATCATAGCGTTATTGACTACGGCCTCTCCAACACCAGCTAGAAGGAGTTCAATATTATCAGCCATAGAAACTTCAGTAAGGTGAAGGAAGGTAATGTCATCACCTCTTCCGAACCCAGAGGATTTAGCGGTACCGACTCTTAAAGTATTAGTATAAGAATCATCCCCGTTCTTTACTTCCATGACCATTTCATACTTAGAGTTGTATTTGAGTTTAAAATCTACCTTATTAACCCGTTGGTAAGAATCCAAGAACCTCTTGGCTCTTTCAAGTTGTTTACCTGAAGCTCCTTGGTCAAAGGACATAGATACGCAGCGTTCGTTCTTTCCAAAAATGAATTTAATAACAGCTACGGCTAATAAGACGGAAGAGAATCCCATCTTTCTTGCTTTCAATATAACGTTGCGGTCAGTCGAGCGTTTAAGAAAATCTAATTGTGCAGGGTTTAGTTTAAATGGGACTTCTTGTTGGTTCTTATCGACAATTAAAAGGTTCTCTTCTATTGCCCTCTGATACCCTTCCCATTTTTTCATAATACCCCCATTTTGGCTTCATTAGCCAATTGTACTAATACATAATAATTAAAGCGTAAACTCTTTGGTTTGTTTAGTCAAGCGGTTTATCCAGACACCACTTACCTCATCAAAATCCCAGTGTTTACATCTACCATCATGGCAACAAGGGTACCCATATTCTGGGTGCGGGGGTTTAACTCCAGGTTTTGAATAGTCGGATAAGAATTGTTTAAACGGGTCCGATGGGGCAGGAGTCCCAACCGATATTGAAGGTAGGGGGGTATCTAATCGTCCATAGATTTTATCTACCATTTCTATTAAGTAGTCTTCTACTGGCTTTGAAATTGGTTTAGACCTTTGGAGAATTAAATCTTCAATAAACTGCGAACGGTTCTTTACTTTATCTAGTATTCTTATGGCTTCTTCCGATATTGATATGTTAATTCTTTTCTGCATATTAACTCCTTGATACACACCATTATACACACGAATCGCTAAAAGTATACACACGCTATACACACGATTGTATTTACACATGAATATACACATGAAAAACTTTCTTGTTTGAAAGAGAGAGAAATCATATATATCTATATATATACTATGGTACCAACTCAATACTGCCCCTATGGGGGTGTTTCACGTTCATAGAGTACGCCTAGCATGCTTTAAAACAATAGATGGGTATGTACTCATCTTTAATATTTAAACAGCTTAGAAAGGCTGTGCGTGCGTCGTTATCTGTGTAGTGTCGTACATTATGTAT